AGATATACAACCAGACGGTAGAAGATAATGACAAAGATAGTAGTAAGATTACCAGAACCTAAAAAAGAATATACAGAAGATAATCAAAGACAAATTAACAGAGCTATCTCTACAGTAGTAGAACAATTAAACGCTACATACTTAACACAATTAAAAGAAGATTCTGAAAGATACACATTTTTTGGATTAGGATAAAATGGCAAATATATATAAGAACGATAAAGTAAGTTTAACAAATACAGATCTTACAACTTTATATACAGTACCCTCTAACTCAAGAGCTATTGTTAAATCTATAAACGTGGCAGAGGATGCTGCAAGTACAGCGGTTGTAAAAGTAACTTTAACTAACGCATCAGGCACAGCTTTCGTAGTTGATAATGATGTTAATTTAACTGCTGGTCAAAAAGAACAAGTGTTAACAGAACCATTAATTATGGAAGAAAGTGAAATACTAAAAGTGCAAGCGGCTAGCGGAGCGGTGGACGTGGTTGCATCCATATTAGAAATCAATAGGGAGGACAGATAATGTCATTTGTAGAAACAGAAGCTTCTGTAAGGTATGAAATAATAGATGGTAAAAGAATACCGGTTATTACACCTAGAACAGAAGTAACATTAACCAACACAGAAACAGGTCAAGAATACATGTCAGATGCTGAAGCTATGCAGGATGTACAAAATTCAAACACAGCTACTAAATCTGAACATATCAGAAGAGATGTTCATGTCACTGTAGAGTCGATACCTTTGGGTACAGCGACTAATATCAGCGATTGACGGAAGTAGGAAAAACAAGTAAAATTAACAACTATGCCATTTAAACGTATTAAAAGAGCTTTCAAAAAAATAACTAAACCAGTAGCAAAGGTACTTAATAAAGTCGTACCTAATGAGATTAAACCTTTTTTACCTTACGCTGCAGCAGTGGCACCTTATTTATTACCTGCTGGAACTGCAGGTGCAGGCCTTTTAGGCACTATGAAAGGTAGAGCTTTTCTTACAGGTGGTCTTAATCTTGCATCACAATTAGCACAAGAGGGAAATGAAGAAGGAGATTTTTCTGCATTATCTTTAGGACTAGCTGGATTACAAGGAGCACTTACAGCTCCAGGTGCAGCAGAAACTTTAAGAGGCATGCAAGTAGCAGATACATATAATCCTGAATTAGCACAATTCGGTAAACCAGAATTAGTTGGTGAACCATTAAGCTTTTTAGATAAAGCAAGAAATGTTGGTTTAGGTACTTTAGAAAAAGCAGCAGTTGCTTCTGAAGGAATAGCAGGAACTTTACAAGATCCATTCAGCGCTAGTTTAGGAGAATTTGGAAAAGCAGCGGTTGTACCTTTTAGTCAGGGATCAATGGATCTAGGTATGGCCACAGCTAGAAAAGCATTAAAAGATTATGAATTAGAATTAGACGCATTCAACGCTC